AGTTCTTCATAGCTTTCCACCACCTCTTTCTGGTAGACAGGAGTGACTTCCACCCCCTTGAAGTAGTGCTTACCGCACGACTCGAAGAAGGCCCCAGACACGTACGATTTCTCGGTGTTAACCGTGAAGCCGCAAAAGTCCAGGACCTCGATGAGCCGTGCCGCACTCTCTTGGGGACAGATGATGTCATCTCCGTATATCCAGACTCTCTTGCCGTCGGCACCGACATCCGCTACTGAGCTCGTAAGAGCCCAGAAGATAAGGGATTCGAGTTCAAATGTGAACCCGTTACCCATGGAGCTGAACTTATGAAGGTTCAGCACCTCACCATCAGGCATTACTGCCTTAGGTGAACGGACGTCATTAAGGGCCATAGCCCAGTCGACGGGCAGGAGCTCGTAAACGAGCTCCGTTGCCACGGTATCACTTGCGGCCTTCAGGTCAATGGTCGCAAGCCCTTCCTCAAATGCAGCCTTGGCTGCATCTTGGTTGAGGGTCTGGTCATCCAGATCGATACCGACGCGCTTAAGCCGCCTTCGAAAATAGGCCCCGAATCCCTTCTGAAGGAATCCATTGCCAGTATTTTCTTTGGCGATGACTCGATGCGTCTTCGAGTTCTTCGGAACGGTGTCTATCACACAGGCCTCGCTTGTGGCGAAGATATGGGATAGGAAGCAAAACGGACCGACTATGTCGGCCACGCTTACCTCTAATAACACCGCGGACCAATGAAGGTCGCTCGCAATTTCCTCCCTTAAAATAGGGAGGGCCTTGCGCGTTACCGAAATTGGAGTTTGGGTCAGTTTCGTGTCGACAAAGGCACGACGTCTTGGAATATCAGACGTAGCACCTGGTCCCCACCCGTATGAGTCGCATACTTTAGACCAGTCAAAGGGTCCGAGAAGTGCAGCAATTTTACGCTTGGCGACGGAAAGTACCGTCTCAAGCTCAGGCTTAATGGCCCGTTGCCGAAATTCCCGGATCCTGACATTGGTCTCATGGCATGCTTGTTCGGAGGATCTGAATCTCCGAAGTGCCTCGGCCTCCAGGTCGAGCCCCGTCTCCAACCCCTTCCATTTAGAAAGGAAACTGAAAACGAGGTAATCAGCCTTGAAGGTCTCCGCATCCTCATAGTTCCTCGGGTCCAAGTCCAACTCCAGGAACGACTTTACGTCGTCCCGGAAGCGGATCCAGGCCCCGAGAGAGAACGGGGTGTCAACTGACTTGCACAGCGCGAAGAAGACTTCGCGCATCGGGGGAAACCCCGCATGCTTGTCCATGCAACTCTCCTTGAAGTGTTCTTGTTAGAACACGTTTTGGAGGGATTCGACCATGCCGAGCACCTGAGCATCAGCCAGCAGGTTCTGCGCAAACTTGCGCAGATCCTTCCGGTTCTGAAGCGTGGAGCGCTCGTTCATGATGAATTCGATGTTGCAGCGTGGGACGAAAGCCACGGTGGGAGGCGGCAGCAAGCCGTTGTCCGCCGTGCCCGTCGTCTCCAGGACCGGGATATGAATCCCGATCTTGACGCGGTTGACACGCTCCTGACTCGACTGGCCTTGGGACGCGAGGGCAGCACGCGACAGCTGCATCGAGATACGATAGTATCCGATGGAGTTCGCCGCGGACTGGTCCTCGAACCACCAAGCGCCGTTCTTGTCAGGCCCCAGGGGGATGAAAGTGTGAGCCACAGGGGTCGCCTGTGCGTCGTTAAGTACGATGTTCGCGACTGCAGACATTGGGAATACCCATAATTCGGACGAAGACGTTCGATCGTCTGGCCCAGGTTGAGACCTTGCTAAAGGGTCAATGATAGCCGCACTTGCTAAAGGTGCATAAGCAGTTCGTGCGTGTCTCTGCCTGACGGCAGTAAGTAGCACTCATCGTCAGCGTCGTTTGACGCCTAGATGTTGAGATAAAAGAGCGGCGGCATTCAATAGCCTACCACTCCCGAGCTCCGCTTTAAATTGCGGCGGCCTGGGCCAGGGCTGAGATGTCAACTTGGTCCGTTGCTTCCAAGCAACCATGTTTGTCCCTCCAGTAATGGAGATTTCCCAGTCGTAGCCGAAGCTACGTTTGGCAAATTGGACAGACGAGGCTGTGGTAGTTTTGGACCCCTTTGTCACCCAACCGCTTTTCCATTGCTGCGCAAACAGACAC